AATGAGAGTCTTCAAAGAGCAAAAGATGCGGGAAGACCTACTGAGAAGCTCGAAAAGATAATGAATAAATTTTTTGACGACTCACAAGCGAAACTACATGGAATGGCTGAAACAGTCGCTGGTCAAGTTGCTATTACTAAAGCAAAAGCAGGGTCCCCATTAGAACGTTCAAAAGCAAAAGAAAGTTTAACCGATATGGAGTTTCTAAGACCTTTGGCAGAAATCAAAATGGTTGCTCAGGAAAAATTAAAAAGAGAAAAACAAAGTAAGTGGGAAGATATAAGTCAAAGATCCGATACTGACGCAGGCGATAAAGGAGACTGGTTAAATGCAAATATTTTTAATCTGCAATCGCTTCCACGAGCTACAAAATTTTGGGCTGATGTAGTTAATCCTTTTACTCCTTTACCAGAAAAGGATGCATGGATGAGTGATTATGAAAAAGAGAGAAGAGCCTTAAAAGCTATGACTCCTGAGGAGCGAGAGATTTATAATCGAGAAAAAAGAGGGCTTACTTATGAGTCCCCTATTTCAGAAGAAGCAAGGGAGAATTTAAAAATGAGGCATCCAGGATTGGGTTATGGATTATCCAAAGGCGGAAGAGCCTCGTACCTAGATGGTGGAATAGTGAGTTTATTAAAAAAATGAGAAACCCAACATTAGTTAAAAATATGAAGCATGTTAAATGGAGCCAGATTCCTCCTTTAAGAGGACCGAATCCACAAGGCTTGCGAAAAGATGTAAAACAAGATACAAAGAAACCGGAGAAGTTAAATGGCAGACAATCGAATAGATAAAGCTCTCCCGAACACGAACTTGGATGATAAACTTCCTTCACCGGATGTTTTAGAAGAAGTTGATGTTACGGAAGTAGAAGAAAAAACGGGTCCCGTTGAAGTGACACCGGATGAAGAAGGTGGAGCAACAATTGATTTTGACCCAAACAATAGACCCAATATTCCTGGAACGGAAGAACACTTTGATAATCTAGCAGATATTTTACCTGATGATATTTTAGATCCAGTCGGTAACAAGCTTACTGGAGATTATATGGATTATAAAATGTCCAGAAAAGATTGGGAACAAGCTTACATTAATGGTATAGACCTTTTAGGATTTAAATATGTTAATAGGACTCAACCATTTCAAGGAGCAAGCGGCGCAACTCACCCAGTACTTGCGGAAGCGGTTACGCAGTTTCAAGCGCAAGCTTATAAAGAGCTATTACCAGCTGATGGACCGGTAAGAACTCAAATTATCGGAGCCTCAAGCCCACAAAGACAATCACAATCAGATCGAGTAAAAGACTTTATGAATTATCAAATTCTTGATGTCATGAAAGAATATGAACCAGAATTTGATTCCATGTTATTCCATTTACCTTTAGCAGGATCAACTTTTAAAAAAGTTTATTATGATGAACTCTTAGGTCGAGCGGTATCAAAATTTGTACCTGCCGATGATTTAGTAGTTCCTTATACAGCGAATTCTTTAGATGATGCAGAAGCCGTGGTTCACATTGTCAAGATGTCAGAAAATGATTTAAGAAAACAACAAGTGAATGGTTTTTATAGAGATATTGAACTAGCAGCACCTAGTTATCCACCAGACGACAGATTAAAAGATGCAGAACGAAAATTAGAAGGCACAACACGAAGTGCTAGAAACGAACAGATGTACACTTTATTAGAGTGTCATGTTAATTTAGATTTAGAAGGATTTGAAGATTTACATCCTGAAACGGGTGAACCGACAGGAGTAAAACTGCCATACGTCGTAACAGTCGAATATGGTAGTCAAAAGGTTCTTTCGATAAGAAGGAACTTTGCGCCCAATGATCCATTGAAGAAGAAAATCCAATATTTTGTCCACTTCAAATTTCTGCCAGGACTAGGATTTTACGGCTTTGGACTCATACACATGATTGGCGGTTTGAGCAGAACTGCAACGGCTGCTCTCCGCCAATTATTAGATGCAGGGACCTTATCCAATCTACCTGCTGGATTTAAACAACGAGGTGTGCGTGTTAGAGATGATGCACAACCGATTCAGCCAGGGGAATGGAGAGATGTGGATGCACCAGGCGGAAATTTAAAAGATTCATTTTTTAATTTACCTTACAAAGAGCCATCACAAACATTATTACAACTTATGGGTGTTGTGGTATCCGCTGGTCAAAGATTCGCGGCTATTGCTGACATGCAAGTGGGTGAAGGAAACCAAAGTGCAGCGGTAGGAACAACCATTGCTTTATTGGAAAGAGGCTCAAGAGTTATGAGTGCTATCCATAAAAGACTCTATGTAGGTATGAAACAAGAATTTAAATTATTAGCAAAAGTTTTTGCAACATTTTTACCTCCCGAATACCCTTATGATGTTGTTGGAGCTGCTAAAAATGTTAAACAAGCCGACTTTGATGACCGAATAGATGTACTACCCGTAGCGGATCCAAATATATTTTCTATGTCTCAACGAATAACCATGGCACAAACAGAATTACAACTTGCGATGTCGAATCCTCAGATGCATAATTTATATGTAGCGTATCGTAAGATGTATGAAGCAATCGGGGTCAAGAATATTGATCAGGTATTACCTCCACCGCCGCCTCCTTTACCAAAGGATCCGGCTTTGGAAAATATTGATGCTCTAGGTCAAAAGCCTTTTCAAGCATTTCCTGGTCAAGACCACCGAGCGCATATTACATCGCACTTAAATTTTATGGCAACGAACATGGTGAGAAATAATCCACCGGTTATGGCTGCTTTACAGAAGAATTGTTTAGAGCATATTTCATTAATGGCTCAGGAACAGATTCAGTTGGAGTTTAGGGATGAATTGCAGATATTGCCACAACTACAACAGCAGGCAACAATGAATCCTCAAGCAAAAATGCAACTTCAAGAGATTTCTCAGAAGGTAGAAGCAAGAAAAGCGATTTTAATTGCTGAAATGACGGAAGAATTCATGAAGGAAGAGAAGAGAATCACGTCTCAATTTGATCATGATCCGTTATTGAAGCTTAAATCAAGAGAAGTTGACTTAAAAGCAATGGAGACTCAACGTAAAGAACAAGAAACTGAAGCTAGAATTAACCTAGATAAGGCGAAATTAGTCCAAAATAGAGAAATTACGGATGACAAACTTGAACAAAACGAAGATTTAGCTCAATTAAGAGCTGATACTTCTATGGACAAGGCTATGCTTCAAGCTCAAGTTAAATTGAAGTCAGATAGAATGAAAGCAAGAGATGTAAAGACCTTGAAAGGTCCGAAAAGGTAGTATACAACTAAAAAAGAGGAAAATTATGGATAAAAATAAAATAACAGTTGGTAGAAAAGGTAAAGTTTCCACAACGAAGACGGATAAACTTCCTATTCCTCCACAAAACTTGCATATAGACCCAAAAGGTAAATCAAGTTTTAGAGGAAAAGGCGTTTATATCGCTCAAGGAGACAAAGTTACCATTCAAGGTACTGGAGGAAAAGGTACGGCTACCAAACCAAGAAAACAAACAGCTACTTGGTACTAATATGGCTTGGTTCGGTCTAGCGAAAATTGCTTTACAAGCTGGAAGCAAGATATATGCTAATCGTCAAAAGACGAAGATGGCTATGTCTGACGCGCAGCTTATGCATGCCGAGCGCATGGCGCGAGGCGAGGAATCTTACCAGGGCAAGCTTCTAGAAGCCCGGCAAAACGACTACAAGGACGAGATCGTTTTGGCGATACTTACGCTCCCGATAATTGTGCTCGCTTGGTCGGTGTGGACAGAGGATCCGGCGGCTATGCAGAAGATAGATATCTTTTTTGAGTACTTTTCGAACCTGCCAAAATGGTTCACAAATTTATGGATTCTCGTCGTGGCGAGCGTTTTTGGCATTAAGGGAACTCAGGTATTCCGTAATGGCGGAGGCAAGAAATAGTATTGCTTTTTATAACTAATTGTATTAACAATCACACAAGGAGACAAACATGAGAAACGATTTCGGAACAAGACCCTATAAATCTAGATTCGGTGGAAAATCTGCTATGAAAAAAGGTGGCAAAGTAAAAAAACAAGGCTACAAAGCAAGAGAAGATGAATCTTTAGGAATGCGTACTGGAAAAGAATCCAGTAAGAAACAATCTATGAAAGCTCGTAGAGACGAGTCTTATGGAAAATGGGGTAAACGTCCAAACCAAAAAATTAATAAGTAGGAATTATGGCTAGTATAGTAGGAAAAGCATTAAGAGGATTTGGTAGAGCTCTTAAAAGAGGTAAAGGACTTAGACCAAGTAAAACAGGTGCCATTAAATCTGTTAAACCTGGTGTAGGTGGTTTAAAAGAATCACGTAAGATGTTTGAAGGTTTACAAAAATCTTCAGCTATTGGTGTTGAGAGATTTGGTAGACCTCATACGACTAAAGTTTTATCAGAACTAAGAGGTAAGAAAACTATGCCTTCTATTGTTAAACAAGCCGGGGATATTGAGAGAAAAAGAAAAAGATTAGGTATAACAAAAGAACAATTATCAAAAGGTAAAAAATAATGGCAAACACTAGAAGAGAAAACAGACTAGAAGAATTGGGTCGAGTAGATGCAGAAAAAGCATATACTAGCAAAGGCAAAAGAAATTTAAGAGACGAAAAACATAGAATTCGTAAAGAACTTAAAAAAGGCGGTCACGTTAAATCTAGAGGTAAAGCTCTAAGAGGCGGAGGAGCAGAAATAAAATAATGGCTAAGAAAAAGAAAAAAAACAAAAAGAAGAAAAAAGCTAAAACTAAAAAACGTAAAAAGTAATGTCTGGAATTGGGATAGCTAAAAGGGGATTAGGACTTCTTGGTAAGAAGAAACGACCAAGAACTAAAGCTGAAATGATCGAACGTATCAGACAACTAGACCCAAAAATTTATGGAAAAGACATAGCTACTTTTGGAAGTGGAATTGAAAAAAAACAAATGAAAAAAATATTTCCAAAAGGTAAAAAGTAATGGCTACAAGAAATAAAACAAAATTTAAAAACAACTGGTTTACTAAACTTAAAAAACCTAGTGGTGTAAGTGAGCCTTATAATGGCTCTTATATCTCTGGAAAATTAGGTGGAGTAAAAGTTGGAAATGAAAGTTTAAAGAAATACTATAGTAAACTAATAAATGGATCTGGAAAACATAATATATAAACTTCGTCGGGCTTTAGAACGACGCATCCAAGCTATGTCATTGTCCATCACTTCAGGTGGGGTTGACAACATGGAAACATATAAGTATATAATAGGGCAGATAAATCTTTCCTT